CTGTGTTTCTTAATTTAAGAATACTTAAAAAGTTTTTCGCCCAAAATTGGTCATCTCTTAAATCTTTTGCCACGTTGTAAACATCTCGTAAATTATATTTATCAATGCGCTGAATTTTATCTAAGCATTCCAACCATTTGTTTTTTTGCGCTTTTGTTTTCGGTCTATAATTTAAAGGAAAAAGGCTTATGAAATGTGGAAACGCCTTTTCAGTAATCTCAGTAAATAAAGGCGCTTTTACATTTCGTACATTATTCTTTTTTATATTATTTATATTATTATATTTATATATAACCTTGCGCTTTTCGTCAATAGGGGTATTGATCTTTTCGTCAATAGGTATTGCGCTTTTCGTCAATAGGGTAGAAATGTAAATTCTTCTCTCTTTTATATTCTTTGTTCCCTTTTCATAAATCATTTTTATTTTTAGAAATTTGTTTCTTTCTAAATTAGAAACCCATCGTGAAACAGTAGATTTTGAAACCTGGTAAAGTTGTGCAAAATATTCATTTGAGGCGTAACAATAGCCTTTTTCATTTGCCAAGGCGGTAAGTTCGCCGTACATTAATTTTTCGTTAGCCTTTAAATTTTTAGAATATCTTACCTCTGCCGGTATAACGGCATAATAGTTTTTCTTGTTTTCCATTTTGAAAAAATATTTTTACAAATTTAGCTGATATTTTATTGAATCGCAAAATTTTCTTAGTTCTTCAAAGATTTTTTTAAAATCTTCCAAAGGTATTTCGCTATCCTCGTACTTATACCAAAGCAACTCAATCAGTAGATCAAACTCAACTCGTGTTGATTTTCCGATATAACTATAATTAGTTATTTTATCTGTTGTTGAACTTTGCGTATATCGCACTTTTTGTTTTTCAGCGTCAAAGTAAATGGTTTTATATTGCATTTTTTTTTAATTTTTAAAGTAATTATCGATAGCTTCTTTACAATCGTCAAAGTTATTTAACCAAATAGCCTCCCAATTGCATTTTTCAAGCCATTTAAGCCATTCTTTTTGCTTTGGTGTAGGTTTGTTATACTTATATTTTAATTCTATCGCTAAACCGCTTCTTTTTGAGTTTGGCGTAAAAATAAGTAAATCAGGAATACCCGGCTTTGTGCCAAGATATTTTAATTTGTATTGTTCAAAAGGCGACCTTTTACCCTCATTCATAGGATGCGTAAAAATTGCATCAGGATATTGCATCTGAATATAATTAATTACGGCTCTTTGGAGTAAATCCTCGCCCTTTAAATACTTTTGATATGGATTTGTCCTAGCCATTAAATTGCGTTGTCTAAAACCTCTATAATATGCCTAATCTCAGAGCGTTCTAATTCCGCAAAAAACATTTTGTTGCCTTTGTAGATTGTTACGTTGTAATGATGCTTTTTTGATTTTTCAATTTTTATTTCTAATTCGTCCATAGTAAAGGTTTTTTATTTTGTGTTAATGTTTCTGTTGTAATTAAATCGTCAGATTCAAATTCTGCCAACAACTTTTGTTTTTCTTTTTTATCTAAATAATCGTTTCTTTTCTGTCTTAGTCTTTTTAACTTTATTAAAAGAATATTCATTTCACTTTCAATATCAGAAATTACAACCTCTTGATTCGCCATAAAAAAAATTCCCTCGATTTTGTTATACATTTCTTTAAAGTGCAAATCATACTTTAATAAATCTTTTGCAGTCCTAACGTGATGAACTACTGTTGCGTGATTCATACCTAAAAAACTACCAACCTTTGCATAACGAAATCCTTTTACTTCATAAAAAGCCAATAAGCAAAATATTTTTTTAACATCAACAACCTCTCTAATTCTACTTTTTGATGTAGGATCAAACTTTAAATTTCTTATAATTAAGTTTCTTAATAATTCTAAATTTTCAATCATATAATATTTTATAAAATTAAACTTCCATCCTCTGAAAACTCATTCCAGTTATAACCTGAAACAATTCCAGTTTCTTTATATATTTTCCAATCGCTAAACGCTCTTTTCCAACCTCTACGCCCTTGGTCAATCATTTCCTCACTTAATCCGTAAACCTCTACTGAAAAAGGATAATTAGTTTCAACCGCTATAAATCTAAAATTTTCAGCCGGTATTCCTAACATATCAGAATAAAATGCGCATTGTAAGTGATACCCATATTTGTAAACATCTCTTTTAAACGCCATTGGTGCATTATCTTGGCAAGTTTTAACATCGCTAATAAAGTTCTCAACTCTATTTAAACAATCAGGCCTCACTCTAACTTGCAAACCCTCGTGTTCTAAATAATGCGACAATTCAATTTCGCCTTTGCAGTATTTTTGTGCTAAATCGTGATTTCTAAAGTTGTTAAGAATCGCAGTTATTTTTTGGTGCTCATCAAATCCAACTAATTGTTTTCCTTCCGCCTTTTCTTTTTCAATGGCAAATTGCTCTTTTCCCGCCTTTGTACGTCTGTCAATCTTTGGCATAACGTGAAAGTCTTTATAATACAATTCAGGCTCTAGCATTGCGCAATGTACCGCAGTACCCAACGCCATTGCAGATGATTCAAAAGGTTTTTGATTTAAAAAGTGATAAACCGATTTTTTAAATATTGCTTTTAACCCTGATGCGCTTATTCCAGGCGATGAATGATAATCCTCGTTTGTATCAAATAACGCTTTTACTTCTTTTTGTTTTGTTTCCATTTGTTTTTTATTTAACGATTGATGTTATAAAAAGAATAATTATTGCCACTATTACTGATAGCAATAAATAAGTTGTTAATCCTACTCTAGTTTTTGATTTATTCATATTTCTACAATCTATTATCACAGATATAATCTGTCTGTTCTTTTAATATTTGTTGTAATTTTTCGTTTTGTTTTCCTAATTTTTTGTTTTGTTTTTGCAACGCTTCAACTTGCATTGTTAAAAATTTAATCAATTCTTTTTCCATAATTTAAGATTTTAAATGTTAATATTTGCCTAAATTAAAAAAATACTTTCAATTAAAAAAATAATTTATAAAAAAAAGCGATTCCAATTTGAAACCGCTTATTGATTTTTGTTTGTCAATTACCTAAAATGGTAAATCATTTACTGGCGCTGCCGCTTGTGCTTTTTGCTCAGTTTGTGCCTCTGGTTTCCACGTATTAACAGAAACAGAAACATCCTTTCCGTATTGGTCAGCCTCTTTTTTATCGCTGATATTTAATTTTACATATTTTTTTCCTTCATATTCAAAAATATGTTCTGCCGGTAGATTTGACAGATTAATTGTTACGGCTCTAAAAGTTCCGTACTCTCCTTTTACTTGCTTACCGCCTCCGCAGTAGATTGTCTCTTTACTCATTGTTTTACTATTTTAAATTAAACTTATTTATTATTTGTTCTCTGTAATCTTTTTTCATTTTATACGCAATTAAAACCTTTTTCGATTGGTCTTTTGTACCCTTTAAAGTTGCGTTTAGTTGTGATTCAGTTAGCCATTGTCTGTCGTCTGTTGGCGTTTTTGTAGTTGGTTGGTTATCTGATTGGTTTATGTGTTTAGTAATATCCCAAACTTTTTTTCCATTATAATCAACTACATTTGGGTAATTGTTTGAAGTTTTTGCAACATCTGCTTTTAAGTAAACCATTTTTTTAGAATATAAAAATCTACCAATTCCAAATTTAACTGCTGCCCTTTTAAAAGCGTCTGAACTTTGACCTTTTTGCGCTTCAACATTACTTTCGCTTCCGGCATCAGATCTTTTATATTCAACACCATCAGCGTAAATTGTAATTTCACAAAAAAGCATCCCATTTACAGAATAATATCTATCTGACCAATTACAATGATTATCAAGAACATCTTGAACGTCTCTACTATCAATGTAGGCAACACAAGTCGCCTGAGCCTTATGTTTACTAAAACTTTGCACCCTCCATTTATAGGGTATTTCTTTTTTTAATTCTTGTTGAATTTCTTTAAATGTTTTCATAAAATTTAAAAATTTAAGGTTAATTCTATTCCGTTTAAATTAAATTCAGCGCCTTGTAATATTGACACTTCATTAATTGTAAAAGATTTCGGATTTTGTAAGCGTGATTTAAGTGTTGGCATTGTGCAATTTAGCAACCTACAAACATCATAACGCTTTAAATTTAGCCGTTTCATTTCGGCCTTAAAGTTGTTTTCAAACATATTTTCTATTTATTTTGTTACGCAAAAATAAAAAAAAACTTTCAAATAAAAAAATTATTTTTAAAAAAACCGCCGAGTAACAAAGTTGTTAAACGACGGCTGACAAACAAAACAAAAGAAAAAAGTTTAATTTATTATGTTGGTTGTTGGTGTATCGTCATCATTGTTTGGTAAATGAGATACAACTTTAAACTCTGCATTTTTTACGTTATAAGTAAGGCCATCAATTATTGATGATTGTGGGTCAAATTCATTAGCCGAAAAGTAATGCCATATTTTATTATGAATAGACATCGGCTCTCTTTTTAAGTTTCTAAAAGTTCCGGTGTATCTTGTTACAAAGTTTCTGTAATCATTGGATATATTTTTTCCTATAACAGTCATTAAATCAATACTAAAAGGCTTAAAAGATGTTTGAGGATAGGCGCCTCTTGTTCTAAAATACCCTGATTTTTGGTCAGGTATTCTAGTAACTTTTTTAATGTTAGTATTTATTCCTACGTTAGTTAATTTAGATATAAATTTTTGGTCAGATTCACTAGCTGATGTTTTAGATTGTAGGATTTGAAAATTATCATAATAAGTTGTGTCATATTCAGTATTTGAACATTGTGTATTGGATATAAAAAACTTAATAGTTGCGCTTGTACTTGTACCAATGTTTATATCAGTATCATTTAAAGCAATATTAACATCAATCCACTTATTAGCAAATTCTGTTGTTATTGTATTCGTGCCAAAATAGGTTGATGAAAATTTACCAATTTCAGAATTCCAATAATACCCAGTACCATTTACAAACGTAAATATTGTATAACTTAAATTTGATGAAATATTTGGATTTTGTGAATTTAAAAAATGAACATAATATTTTACTTTACAAGTAAAGTCAGAATATTTTACCTCTTGTGGATTAAAAGCATCAGTTTCAAAAGAAAACATTTGCGTAAATCCAGTAGTAGGAGCAAAATCTGCTAGTTTCATTGACCGCCTACCTTGAAAGGATATTTCATCAGTTGCAATTTCTGCGTAATATGGTAATGCAGTTACCTCAAATGTACAAGGGACACCAATACCACCATCAAAAATGCTTAAAATATCTCCTATTAAGTAACCAGTTCCATTAGTAACAACTACAAGAGATTGTACTCCGCCTCCTGAAATAGTAGCCTCAACGACCATACCGCTTCCACTACCATCATAAATATTATAATTTCTAGTGCCACTTGCAAAACCACTACCAGGATTTGTAATGTTTAAAGTAGGCGGTAAAGAGGTATTAACAAAAATATCAAAACCATAATCTCCATACTCAAAACCTGAGTTATAAAATGCGTTTTTTGTTTTTAAATATTTTCCAAGAATATGAACTTCAGATGCCGGTTGTAAAAATTCCCTTGACAAACTGTTTCCGGTTTGTATTAAATCTTTTTTATTACTGTAAAGAACTTGTTTTCTTTCTGTTCCAATATTAGCACCTAAATAATTATATTTTCTAAAATCTAAATATTCTTTTGAAGTGCTTTCTAATTGTGTTGTAATTTTATCTCTTATATTAGTTGGAGTTGTTCCGGATTGCACCTCATTGTAAATCATATCTTTAACGTAATAGTCAAAAATATTTGTTACTTCAACGATATGCCATTTATTATAAGATTGGAAAATTCTTAAATTATATTGTCTAAGTATTAATTCAAGTTGTTCTTTTGCATTTAGCAATCCATAATCGCCAGTCATTTCATCAAATCCAAAATCTAAAGTTGTAATATTTTCATAATCAGTAGACGCAAAAGGTAAAAATGTTCTAAATTTTATGTCTGACGCTATATGAATATCTAAATAAAGATTTAAATTTTCTAATATTTCAGTAATACGTTGCAGATTTGTTTTACTTATTGGCGCATTGTTGTCATTATAGCCTATTGGACTATCAAAATTGTTTAGAGTACCTAAACCATCAAAAGCGTTAAAACTTACCGCAAATGGCGGTGTAATCATTTTCTCTTTGTATCTGTCTACAACTAAAAACCCTGACCAATATTCTGCCCAATTCGTATAGCGTTCTGTAATTTTATCAGAAATACAACCAATTGATTCAAAAGATCCTCCTACATCTAAAACATTACGTCTAAAACTTGTTGATGTTGTTAGTGTTGGGTCAATAGCACTATCTACGCACTCAATGGACTCAATATTTCCTCCATCATCTGAAACCCTATCAGAATATAAACCGCCTTGTGTTTGATTGTAATAAACGACAACTTTATATTCTCTTTCGTCAAACTTGTAAAAATCATCATAAGTAACGTCATCGGTAACAAATAGATTTAATTGACATTTTGAGCCTATAATTGGACTATAAAAATCGTTAGATGATTGCCAAGATATTGAAACCGGATTCGCGCCTCCTATCATTGGAAGTATATCGCCGGTATAATCTTTTTTTAATATTTCAATTTTTTTCCCATATCCTAAAACATCGGAAAACTCTAATCTGTATTTTACGCCGTATGCCATTCTTTTTTTTTAGTAAACCCTTACCGCAGTTTCGTTTGCTCTTTCTATTGCAATCAATAAATCTTGTCCATCAACTCTAACCTCTCCAGTTACGTTTATGTTTCCGCCTCCTCTACTTTTTCCAATCATACCTTGCAACTTATTCAATGGCGCTATAACCTCAGGATTTTGTCTTGCACCAGGATACTCTCCAACCAATCCCATTGTCGGGCCGCTTACAATTCCACCATCTGCAAAAGCAGTTGCTCTTCCACCACCTGAGCCAATTTTTGATGCTCCGGCTTTAAATAAAGATCCCAAAGCAACCAAAGCAATACCCGCAGCGATAGCAACCCCAGGCGCTAAAGATTTAAAAGCAATTTGTATTTTCTTTAATGTTATACCAATACCAATAGCTAATTTACCTAATTGCATTGCCATACCTCCAATAGTTCCTAAAATAACTTTTGATAATTTACCGGCTAAGTTACCTCCTCCAGTAATTGCGCTACCTAATGCAGCGCCAATTCCAGACGCAATATTTTGTAAACCTCCGTTAATAATTTGTCCGGCTCTTTGATTAAATACCTCCGCTTGTTGTAGCGCTAATAGTCTATTTTCTGCTAAAACCGCTTGTTGTTCCGCCATAACAGTTGGGAGCCTTTCAGTATCGGCTGCAATCATATCGCTTATAGGCGTTTGAATTCCCGCACCGCTTACTCCTTCCGTTGCAGTTGTTGCCATCGGTCTTGTTGGAACGCCACCATTTCCGCCACTTACACCACTTGGAGTAACTCCACCTTCACTTGTTCCGGCACCACTTACCGCCATTTCAACCGGAATAACTATTTTTGCTATTGTTTTTTGTTGTAACGCTTCATTGAAATTATCTACAACAGAACTACCTAAAGTTGAGGCGTCTGTTTTAATAGATTCAAATGCGCTTGTGACGTTGTTTTTTAATCCATCTGCTAAGTCTGTAAACCCTTGTACAATTTTATCTTTGTCAAAGGTAAAAATGCCCATAATAATATCGCCAATGCCCTTAAATAATGTCATAAAGTTTTTTGCAAAGGTTTTTATTATTGTAGAGAAAGTAGAAAAAACAAACTTTCCAACGGCTAACATATTTTTAAAATTCATTATTAACGAATCAACCGCTAATTGAATAGGCAATGAATTGTTGTACAATTCTATAAAATAGTTTCCTATTTTTACTAAAGCGGATTTTATACCCGCCCAATTTTTATAAATTACAACTGAAATTGCAGTTAATCCGGCAACTATTAAACCAATCGGCCCCATCATAACAGATAATGCTGTTCCAATAGCCGGTGCCATTGTCATAAGTGTTCCTAAAATATAAAGAACTGGCCCTAAAGCCGCAGCGATACCCGCTAAAACAACTATTAATTTTTTTGTTGATGGACTTAATTCTGCAAATTTTTGTAACAATCCGTTTGCAAATGATACTAATTTAGTAAATACTGGCAATATAACTTGACCAAACTTCGCAGATAATTCTTTTAAAGATTCTTGAAATATTCTCATTTGGTTTGCAGCTCCTCCGCTTGTTCTACCAAAATCGCCTTGAGCGTTTGAAGTTGATTCCATTATAAATTTATAACGTAACGCAACTTTTTGCGCTTGTGTCATTGTTTTTATATTGGCGTTCATACCTCTTTCCATTGCAAAACTCTCTAAATTTGTCTGAGTCATAACAATACCCAACCTTTTTAAAGATTCGGTCTCTCCGGTAAAAACTCCCGCTAATGCAGTTGTCGCTTGGTCAATTCCTATGTTTTTAAAAGATGCTAAATCTCCGGCTAAACCAACCAAAGATGTACTCATATTAGATGCAGCGCTTTGATTTAATCCCATTGAGGTAGCCATATCTCCAAATAAAGCAGCCATATCTAAAGCACTACCTTCTGCAATACCAAATTGTTTTAATGTAGTTTTTGCAAAGTCTTTTACTTCTTGTTTAGATTCGCCAAAGGCAACATCTACTTTGTTCATTGATTCTTGGAAATCACTTGCAAACTTTACTGCTGCGCCACCGGCAACGGCTAAAGGCAAAGTCAATCTAGTTGATAAAGATTTTCCAACGCTTTGCATCTTTGAGCCAAAACTTGATAATTTAGAACTCGCAGAACTTAGCGCATTTTTTAACTTGGAGGAATCTCCGGTAATATTTATTTTTAAATTCTGTTCGGCCATAGTATTAAATAAGTTGAAACAAAAATACAAAAAAAAAGACGCTTTTATTTTAACGTCTTTTTATTAGTCATTGATTGATATTTTGCCATAAAAGAATCCATTTGTTCTTTAGTAGATTTAGGCTCTGCCCTTTTCTTTTTTCTTGCAATATCGCTTGGTAATTTAAATAAATCTTCAGGCTTTAACATCTGAGATTTTTTCTCACATTGGACATTGTGAATCATTACGGCAATGTAACGAGTTTGCTCCCAATTTAGATTGATATTGTTGTGATAGTGTTGAGCAATTAAAGCATTTTCCCTCCAAGTTTGCCGCCAAAAATCGTCAGGCTTTATTCCAACTAATCCAATGTAGTGATCAGTTAAAGTTTCAAAATTTACTTGTTCTTTGACGGCTGACGCTTTCCCTTAGTTTCAGTTTCGCCATTTAAACTATTACCTAGAATTTTAGATTGTAACATTACCTCAACAATCTCATTTATTTTTTCGGCGTCTAATTCATCTAACCAAGCGCCAACAGTAAATAAATTATAATCTATTTCGTTACCTTTTTCTTGGTCGTTTGCTAAGATTGCTGAATAAACTAAGGCTCTTAATCCTTTTATTGATATTCCGTTTTGAAATGCTCCGCCAATATCGGCTAAACTTATTCCTAATTGCTCGGTAAATTCCGACCAAAAGTTCATTGAAAAATGTAGAGTTCTGTTTTTGTTACCGACTTTGATGTCAATGTAACCCCTTTTTTTGTTTGTCATTTTTTAAGGTTTAAAATTAATATAAAAAAAGCCGTCGCCAAATAATGACGGCGGCCTATATGATAAAAACTAATTATTATTAGTTAGTTGATTTTGTGATTGCTCCAGTGATAGTTAAAGATCCGCTATAAGTTACGGCAGCTTCCATCTCAGCAGACATTTCTACACTTGATAAAAATGCTTCAGCAGTATAAACTGCATCTCCAGTTTCAGCAGTTCCAAATACGCAAGTTAATTGAGTTCTAGCTAAAAGAAAATCAGCCATTTCAATAGCATTTGACGCATCGTCATATACTACTAATCCCTCGAAAGAAATTTCTCCACCTTTTACGCCTCCAATATACTCAGAAAAGCCGTTTGAATCTTTAGTTGTAGCTTCCGGCGTGTCCATTGATAAAGACATTGAACAACTTGTAGTGTGTCCAACTGTGGCACCTTCCACTGTTAAAATTAAGTTAGTTCCGTTAAATACTCCGGTTGTAGCCATTTATGTAATTTTTAATATTATTAATTTTGTGTAAATATACGAAAATATTTATTTATGAAAATAGTTCAATTTATTGTCCTATTATTTTATTTATCATTGTTTGTATCTCCTTTGGATCTACATTTAATCTCATTGATAAACCACCTTGCCATACTCTTTTTAATTTATTGCTTTCATCAAACAATATAATTGCTGGTACAGATTTTACTTGTTCTTTAAACTTCTTTGGTTGGTCATCATAATTAACTTTTAAAACTTTTACGTTTTTAAGTGTGCTTAAATGTTTATAGTCATTGCTTTTATTCCAACTTGAATTAACATATAATAAAGTAACTTTTTGAGAATATAGATTTACAGAAAATAAAAGTGATATTACAAGTAAAAAAGTTTTCATAATTATTTTTTTATTATTTGAAATAGTTTCTCATCTATCCTATCTAGCTTTTCACTATTCTTATTTACCTTTTCATTGATGTTTATTATCGTTGTACGAACTAACTCATCTTTTAATTCATACTCTGATTTCTTTATCTCTGGCTCTGGTAATTGCTTTGCTAATTCAATATCTGATTGTAAAGCAAAATAAACAGATGCAATGGAAACTGCACCAGTAACAATAATACCAATAGTTTTTAAGTCTAGTTGTACTTGTGTATCTTCTGATATTTTATTAGCCATTTTTATTTTGTTTACTCATATTAATAATTTTCATAATTGTGTACACAATAGATACTAAAAGTAAGGTTAATTTCAGCCATTGTTCTATGTTGGAAAAACTAACCATAAAGGTTATTAAGTTTAAAGCACCCAATTTAATATCTTGCATATCCACGTTATTAGATTTTATGTGATTCGTAGTTCAATCCAAAGAAAGAATGTACACCATTACCTTCAACATCAACTGCGTAAGATTTCCAACCATAAGGATGGTCAACTGATGTTACCTCTGGAGTTACTATCATACCATTTTCATCTAAAACTGCTTCTTGTTCTATTGTAGTAATATCTGCATCGTTCCAACATACGTCAATATGCCAACCTTCTGATAATACTGGAGCAGTAGTTTCTTCTCCTTCTTCGTCATATTCCCCTTGTTCAAGAACAATATTTCCTAGTTGTACAATGGTACTTTTGTGAGTTGGATATTTGTTTCCATCTTCATCAGTTGCAGTTCCAAGAGCATCAATTTTACTTTGTGCTTGTTCTCTTGAATCAAATTCGTATTTTGCTATTCTCATTACTTATTTATTTTATTTACTCTTGTTGTTATTATAGGTGTAATTATTACTCTTAACTTGTTAATGCTTGTAATTCGCTATCGGTTAATGCATTGTTATAAACTTTCACGTCTCTTACGTTACCATCGAAACTATTCCCTCCGTTTGCATCATAAAATGATAAATTAGATAATCCTAGTGGGGTATCACCACTTGTATCAGTTCCTATTTCAACCCCATTAACCCACAATGAAAAATCATTAACTTTCCACTTACAAGCTATCTTATTATAAAGTGTTGTGTCGGTTATTACTCTATCGATTCCTACTTGAGAAACACCACCTCTAGCAACATCATATTCTATTTGATTTGATGAGTTATCAAATTTTAATTGTATTTTGTTGGCTGCAGTACCACTTGAAATAGATATTGCCCTATTTGTTAAATCATCTGATAGGGCAGCTACCTCTAAATACAATACACCCTCACTAGAATTTATCACTTGGTCATTTCCTCCATTGTTACAAACATCAGCCAACCTTGTTACTGCACTACCTTGTGTTGGTATGTAAGATGTAGGGTAACTTCCTAATTCTACTTGTGAGCCGAATACATAAACACCACTTGTGCCATTACCTTGATAAAATGGGTCATTATCTGCTTCTGCTAAATATCCTCTGAAACGATTAGAAGTACCATCTGTTGTTGCAGTTGCAGATATTCGATACCATCCATTACCATAATCCTCTATGTTGCCTGTAACACCACTATCCTTAGTGCCTACTAAGCCATTTTGAATATCAAAATAAACTGATTTGTTTGAATTTCCGTATTGACCCCATAAACGAAACCATTGTCTACCATTATATTTTACAAACATTGAAAAGGTATAACTTTGTCCATTTAAAGATGAAAAACCTGAATTATAAAATGCGTGTGCGCCATCATTCGTACCCTCAACCAACTTATAAGCATTAGTAGTTCCATCGGGCGATGTAAAACCTTGTACTTCTTTTACAGATACGTTGTCTATTGAGCCTATGAAATCTGAAGTTACAGTCATAAAACAATTAGTTCCTATAAAATTAAGATATTCAGTGTGAATTCCTGTAGAAGATACGTAACTACCATCATTACCATTAGAGGATAACTTTATGCTCCCGCTAGTGTAAGAGGTTACTTCAAACTCACATTTATAAGTTTTACCAATCACACCTATCCCTGTTTGATAAAGATACACTATTGAAGTTTGCGTACCATCACAACTAGCGACACCTCCACTAATTGTCCATCCTGTTTGCTTAATCCAATCACTATCTGTTGCAAAATCTCCATTAACTATTAACTCACTACCCGCAGTACTTGGGTCTCCTTGAATAGTCGCACCACTCTTTGTCCAATAAGGATTAGGAAAGTCACTAGAATAAGTTATTAGGTTTGTTCTACTCGGCTCAAGTTTTAAAGCACCTTGTGTATTACCTAAAAAATCTATTCTAGGTATTCCATTGCTTACTTCTTCAATTAAACCATCTTTATTTATAACAGTAGCCTTTGATGCTCTTGTAAATGTAAAGGGCAGAGGCTTGTAGTTGTTACTTTCTGAATTGTAACCAAGCAAATAGCCTTCTTTAGTTGCCCAATTTCCGTTTCCTAAATTTAAAGTATTTGCCATATCTATATTATTGAATATTGTTGTCCGTTAGCCATATCTGAAAAAGATGTCCAAGACGTTAGTTGTTCTAGTTCGCTATCTGTTAATGCTGAATTGTAGTATTGTACTTGTTTAGTGTTTCCGTAGAAATTGTCTGCTGCATTAGAATTGTCAAAAGATACATTATTTAAAGTATTTATAGGAAAAACATTACCACTTGTATCAGTACCAACCTCAAATCCATTAACCCATAATGCAAAATCATTTAATTTATATTTTAAAGCAATATTGTTATTTGAAGTAATATTTGCAGATGCATAATTTATATTTACTTGAGTAACTCCACCGACTTGTATTAAAAAATTTATGTTATTTGAAACATTATTAAAAGTTAATAATAATCTATTTGTAGCACTCCCACTATTTAACCCTATGCTTCTATAAGTTAAATCATTAGCCAAAGCACTTATCTCCGCCATCAAAACACCTTCTGAATCGTTAAACGTAGCTGCATCTCCTGCTCCGTTGCAAGTTTCTGCATTACGAGTTACTGTACTTCCGTTGGTTGGAATATAGCTTGTTGGATAAGAACCTTGTTCTATTTGTGCGCCCCAGATGTAAACACCTTTTGTAATATCTCCAGAATAAGTATTATCATAAGCAGTACCACTTGACCATCTTTCATCTGCTAAACATAAACCCATATAAATTTCTGTATCTGGTGCAGTAAAATTAGCACTTAACCTATACCATCCATTTGGATATTTTTCTATTTTAGCATCACTAACACTATATCCAGTTCCCTCTGAAAATTCATATTCTAAAGTTCCATTATCTAAATCAAAAAAAGCAATACTACCTTTATTTAAACTATTAAAACCTTGAATACCAACATATCTTCTATTTAATTTTTTAACAAAAATGCTAAAATTATATTCAGTATTCGCTAACGAACTTATAGCATCAAAAATAAAATGGAAGTTATTATCTGAAGTTTCAAATAAAATATCTGCATTTAATGTTCCATCTGGAGAAATAACTTGATTTGATTGTAATGTTGTGTTGTATTTACCCCAAGCAGCATTACTAAAATCTTCTGAATAAGGTAATAAATTAGTTCTCTGTGGCTCAAGTTTTAAACTAGGGCATCCATTTACAACACCATCAATCAAAGGATATTCAAGTCTAGGAACATTTGAATCAACTGTTGTTATTAATCCGTTTTTTGCTATTCTTGTGGCTGAGCCACTTCGTAAAAAATCAAAATCCCCATCTCCATCAGTAGGAAAAATAGAATAAACTTTTTGTGATTTATAACCACTTGGGATGAATAAAAGACTTGCTTGATCCGCTAAAGACATATTTTTATAGTTTTATTTATTATGTTGTTTTTTATAAAGACAATTTTGACTGTACGCAATCAACCGCCTCAATTGTTCCGCCGTCAGCAATAACTCTTGCAACGTAATTTTGAACTATTATAGAGTAAAAAATACTTTTTTGATCGACTTGTAAACTTAAACCTAATCCAATCATATATTTTACCTTAAATAACAAATAACCTTACCGCTTGCAACGCTAACATCATCAAAGTTTCCATAAATAACAACACCGGTACTCATAGATAACGAACTTATTGAAGTATCGCCTCCTATTGTATCAATGTCACAAGATATTACTGATGATTCTATCGCTTGTATTGCACAAAAGTTTTCTCCAGTTAAAGATGTAGCTGATGCAGCAATTACTCTTAAACCCTTGTCTCCGAATGATAATTTTTGAAATTCACTAGAATAATATAAATCTGACGCCATTTTTTTTATTTAAATTTTATATTCACAAAAATACAAAAATTTAAATTATTTATTTTAGCCATTCTTTCTAACGGCAGAGCCAAAGAAATATCCGAAAATTGATAATACAATTCCTTCACAAATTCCTATAAGATGAATCCAAACTTCTTTGTTAGATTCCGGGATTTGTAAATAAACAATCGCATAAATAATAAAAGCAAATGCGCCTAATCCAATAACACCGGTCAAATTAAACATAAAGTCAAAGCCTCCTGATTTAGCCTTTTCAACTTCTCGTTTTCTAGCCGAATCTCTGTCTGCAACTTCTAACTCATATAACTCAATCAGTTCATTGTGTAATTGTGTTTTATCTTGACTTGTTAATTCAGGCTCGTTGTCAATTAAGTTTTTAACAACTCCTAAAACTCCTTTTTGTGGAAGTATATCGCCAACAAAACCCGGTATTTTTTTAAGTATAAATTGACCAACTTTTGTGTCTTTAAATTTTTTCTTTTCCATTACTCTATAAATTTATATTCATCAAACGCATTAAAACTCGGACAAGCCTTTTCACTAAAATCCCTATGGCCATAAATAACCGCTTTAGAATGCAATTTTTTTAGTGTTTTTAGCAAGATTAAAAGACTTTCTTTTTGTTGTGGCGTTCTAGTATCTTTAGCGTCTAAACATTCGTCTAAACCTCCAATATAGCAAACGCCTATCGACATTTTATTTTGCCCTCTTGAATGTGCGCCTATTTTCTCAACATTTCTGCCATAGGAAATTGAGCCGTCTAAATGGACAATATAATGATAACCAATATCAGAAAAACCTCTTTCTAAATGCCAACTCTTTATTTCCTCGGCGCTTGTTTTTCTACCCTCCGGCGTAGCGCTACAATGAATGATTATTTTGTTTATTTGTCGCATTGTTTTGTTTTAGAAATGAGATATAATAGTAATTAAAAAATTCTCAACAGTTGCCGTTGCTCCTGATTTATCAACTTTAACTTGAATTTTACAACCACTTGTTAAAATATCTGTATGTGTAAATAATTGAGTAGTTCTCGAATACCTTACTAAATCATTATTACTTGCGATATTATCGTGCATAAATTCAACACTTTTTCCGGTATCAGGAAAATATAAACGTGCGTCAAGTCTTGTATTTGATGCTCCGGCAGTTATATCAAAATCGTTTCTAACAATCATAACTCTACCGGCTCCAACTTCAGAAAAATCTAGTGAGTTAGATGCTGAGTTCCATAAATCGCCAGTTACAAAGCTAGGTTTGTATGTTGTTATTGTTCCGCTTCCGGCCTTGTCATTTGTTAAATCTGTCCAAACGTTTTGCGTTAGATTTATTGGCGTTGTCGTAGTTGCTGAATCTTCATAATCAACCCATCCACCTTGCGAATCATACAAAGCATTTACTGAATTTTTTATTTCGTTTATATTAGCAGCAGTTACCTTATTAGCTTCAGGAAGTACTGAGGTTTGATTGTCTAATTTTGTTGAGAAAGTTATTTTAGCCATTATTTATATTTTATGATTGTAATTCGTTTTGTAATTCACTTTGTAAACCTCCAACTGCGTTAATTTGTTCAATCTTGTTTGATAGTTCAATTATACCTCTAAAATAAGTTGAATCTGCTAGATCATCTTCTAAATAGGTAACGCCATTGTTTACACTTGTATAAACATTAAATCCGTTAGGCGCTAAATTAATATAATTTGCAGACCTAGTTCTAACATTTTCAAGGCATTGTGAAACCATTAAATTAGTGTCTAATTGTCCGCCATCATCCGAGTAGAATTTTGAAATACATTCTATTCGTGTTATTGTTTCGGTTATGAATGATTGTTGGTTTTGGTCTGTTTCGTCTGTTGAAACTGAATAAACTCTAATTAATGGATAGGTTGCATCCGTTGGAATACGATTGTAAATCGGTACGGCGACATTGTTAATTAAAACATTGCCGTTTAATTTTGCAATAATTCCTTTCCTTACATAGTGAATCGCCTCTAACATCTTATTTTATTGCTTTTTTAATTTCGCCATTTAAACGAGTTAATAATTTTTTTAATCCTATTCTAGCAGAGCCAAAGAAAAACGGCTGAGGTTTCATATAACCTGGCTTAGCGCCTTTAAATTGTTCGGCATAACTCTTTGGTATTCCAAGTTTTAGCATATCATCAAAAGTTACAAAAGCACCCGTTCCAAATTCTAGGTAAGGCGCATATTTTGCTCCGGCTATAACCTCCACAGTTTTGCCTTTCTTTTCTGACCTTATTGATTGCCTTAGTGTACCCTTATCAACTGGTGCAGCTCTTTTTGCAATCCTAGCTATATCCATACCGGCCGAGCCTAATTCTCTTGATAACGTATTTTTATCAAAGGAACGCAAATTGTCTAACTTTTTTTTAAGTTGATCCAAGTCAGATTGGTCGATTTTAATATTCATTTTATTGAGATTTTGTTGCTAATAATTTAGTATAAAAATCTAAATCAAACTCATACTTTTCATTTATACGATAATTCTTTGTACCGCCCTCTAATGTAAATATATCTCCTAACTGAATTAAATCTGCGGTATTTTTACGCATCATTATTTCAATCTGAACGTCTTGCGTTCTTTTACCTAGTTTGTTGCTTATATCTCCGCTAATTTGCTTTAAATTGCACCATACAGTTGCAACCTCTGACAAAGTAGAATTAAACCCGCCAAATTCATCAGGCGACTTAACTAATCGCTTTATTGTTATTTTAGAATCTAGTTTTCCGGCGTCCATTAAATAAACATAGTTTTATAAGACGTTAAAATTTGTCTTGTTGATGTTGGTATTTCTGAAACATTATCTTGCTCAGTAATAAAATCCGCCCTATTATCGTAATACGTTGATATAAGTTGCAACATCGCTTGTTTTACTAAAGAATCATTTATTCCTAATGTTACATAGGTAATTTTAACTCTTTCGGCAGAGCCTCCATCTAGTTCAATCGTTTCATTATCTAAGCCAAGTATTTCATAATCAGTTGTAGCCGTTCCGTCAATAGTTACCTCTGATATACTAGCAATCGGGCCAAAAGGTAAATCAAACAAACCATTGGTTGTATCTAAGTAATACGTTCTATTTTTTGGAACAATATCTCTTGAAATATAATTTTCGCACCATATTCGAGCCTGAGAAATCATTGCGGTAATTAAATTATCATCTGCGCTTGTATCAATACGAGCGTAGTCTTTAACATTTTGAGCCGTTAATATTTCATTACCGGTTGTTGCGTTGATTTTAATTTGTCTCATCTGATTTGATTTCTTTATATTCAACCTTTAGTTCTTTAGTTTCAAAGGTTTGTTTCTCTTTCTTTTTAGATATCTTAGATCCTAAACCTTTTTTAATCCAGTTCTTAGCAGTATTTGCGTCTAAATCTATAACATCGCCCTCATTGTAACGCTTGTCTCCTTTTAAAATGGATTGTTTTATTTTTAGTTTCATATTATGAATATTTTTGTAAAGATAAAAAAAAAGCGCCACATTAGTTTGCGACGCCTTTTCGTTGGAAAACAAAATTGAAAACATTTAAAGTTCTGCAAAGTTATTAAAATATTTTAAATATTTAGGCGATGTTAATTCAAATGATTTTCGTTTGCCGTCATTTTTTAAAATAAAGAATCCGTCTTTGTCTCTGTAATAAATAGCAAAAAAATCTACGTCTTTTTTACTGTATGATTTTTTCTTTGTATCTCTTAAAAAAACTCTTGTTCTATTTTTGTGATTATTAACTGACTTGATTTGTACTTTAAACAACCCTTTAGACGTTTCAATGATGCAGTCATATCTTGAAGTGTGTAATAAAGGAAAAGAAACATAAAAACCGTTTTCCATTGCGGTAGTTGCAAACTTATATTCAGCTAAACATCCAATTTGACTGCTATCCATATTTGTAAAGATAACAAAATAAAAAAAACCCACGTTTTAACGTAGGTTGGTAATCATTTGAAAGCGTTAAGGAGTTACCTATTGGATGCGTTTAAGCAACTAAAACAACAATAATGTTTACCTAAAGAAACATCAACTCCGCACTCCATACATTCGCTCTTTTGCTCTAAAGAATCTAAATGCTCGTTTAATTCGTGGTCAACTATACACATAACTTCTTTTTTTCTAGGTAATTAATTTCTCTTTCTAAACAAGTAATCGCCTTTTCTAAATCCTCAATCTCTGTGTCTTGTTTTTTTACTCCCGCCCTTACAATGTATTTAACGGCGTTTCCTCTAGCAAAGGATAAATTGTAATCGTTTGCAATATCTATGACGTCATAGTTGGCGCCATTGTCGTAGTGTTTTGGTTTGCTCATTATACGTTAAATATTAAACCCGTTAATAATCTGACGATGAAATAGCTAGGCGCTAAAATCAATACTAATGTTTGTAGTTTTTTCATTTTGTTTTGTTTTTAAAAGGGAGGTTTTTACGCCTCCCGATTTGTTATTTATTATTAAAAATGTATTTCTTCGTTTTTCCAAGCATTAACAACTTGTTTAATGCTTTTTACTTTCTGATAACCGTTCTCAAATTGTTCCCAGTTTAAATAAGCATTTTGACCAACTAAATAAGTTCTTTCGATTAAACAAGATTTATCAAATACAACGCAACCATTTTCTCCGATTAATGAGGTTGTGTAAATTTGAATTTCATTCCCTTTTGATGTCTTAAATTTTGCAATAGTTTTCATAATTGTTTGTCTTAACGTGGTAGTTTGTTTCCCACACTCCAAAGATAAAACCTTTTTTGGAATTAAAAAAATATTTTCAGTTTTATTTAAAGTTTTTTTTCATTTTATTTGTAACACCTTGAAAATTAAGGGCATAAAAAAAGACCTAGAAATTAATCTAGGCCTTTCAAAATAAATTATTTTAGTTATTATGGAGTCTCTAATGCTGCGATTGCAGTTGCAAAAGATCCATTTACAAACGCATTTGGTAAGTAGTTTGTTAAAGCAACTCTTTCGCTTACTCTAACAGTTACAAAACCATCTCTTACGTTAGTACCATCTTCTCTAAAGAATTCAACGTTTACACCTTGTCTAACCCATAACTGAGTACCGATACCAAAGTTTCCAATTAAGAAACTTCCCGCAGCGATTGCAGTGTTTTGAATTACTTTTACTCCTGAAAAAGAAGGTTGTAATCCGTTATAAACTTGGTCTTTCAAATATTTGTTAGTTGAATCTTTTAACAATAAGATTTTGTTAAAGTCAGTAGGATTTAACATAATACAGTCAGCGCTATAATTCAATAATGATAATTGATTTAATGCAGCAACGATAACGTCAAACTCATTTGCAGATTCAACAGACTGATAAAAAGCACCACTTGCAGAAACATCAAAGTCAGCTGCGTCAGTAATGATTCCGCTTAAATTAGCACCAGTTCCGTCTCCGCTTAATATTTGAGCATCTTCTACTTCTAAAAGTTTCTCAGGCGCTCTTGCAGAAAGGTATGATGTTAATTGAGGCGTATCAGCTAACATTTCCTCAGAAATACGGAAGTAAGTTCCGATTTTTCTTACGTTAGCATCAGCCGCAGTCATATCAAAATCAGATTGTGTTAAAGTAGTACCTTCAGCAGTTGCAGCAGCACCATTAGAATATCCTGATTCTTTTACATATCTTACAACATCAGATTGAGTTGATCCAGTAGCTAGTAATTGTCTTACGTGAACTGGTCTTGTTGGGTCAAATTTATAACCTGGTACTCTGTCCGCCGGAATTACCTCTCCGGTAAAATCAGCAGCAACAGTCATATCTGCTTTTAATTCAAATGATGCGCTTCTTGAATTACCTTTTGCAATTCCTTCTACCGCTCCATTATCCAACGCCTCTTGTAAAGCACTTTTAAAAGTTACTTTCTTTTGGCTATTGAATTGTTTTTTGTTTGCTACTTCCATAGCGTCTAAACGCTCGTTTAATTTAGTAGCCATTCCACTAATTTCTGATTTTACAATCTCGTTAGCTTTTTCAACAACGTTGTTTACAACGTCTGAATTAGATTTTTCAATCTTTGCGTCAATAGACTTGCTTATTCCGTCTATTTGACCTTTTAGTTCTTCGTTCATTTTTTACGAATTTAATGAATTTAATAAATAATTATACACTTCGGAATCATTGCTTTTTACTTCAACATTCGGCGAAGTGATAATCTCTGTCGGCTTCGTGAACTCAATAAATAATGATTTTAATTTTAATACTTCTGCTTCAATAGCGTAACCCATTTCGTCTGAAATGTCGCCTTTGCGCAATAGTTTGGAAAGGCTATCGTATCGTTTAGAAACTTTTTCTAAATCTACGTTTCCTTTTACATCTAATATTTTAGCTTGGTCATTAGCTGCCAATGTAACGGCGCTAATTTCATATAGTTTAACCTCGTTGATTTCTCTATAATCTCCCTTGTCTTGCTTTTGAATTGGTAATATACCTACACTATTTTCGGTTATTACTCCGCTTTTCATTAATTCAACAACATCTTTTCCTAATTGCGTTTTAGCAATCTCTGCAACAAAAACTAAACCTTTGTCATCTTCGTAAAGTTCGGTCATTTTACCGATTGGTTGATTCATATCGTGTTGATATAAATATTTAACCCTAGAGCCATTCTCGGCGATTGTCTTTTTGTAAGCGCCTTTCATAATTATATCAGAATCAGAATCTTTGTTTCCAAAGAATGATCCGTACCCTTTTATGATTCCGGCTTTTTCATCCGCATCGATTAACTCTCCAACCGGAGCTGCTTTATAAAGAATTGTATTCATATAGAAAAATTTTTGTAAATATACGATTTTTAAATTTTTGTTAATTCAGAAAATTCACCCGGTATTCCGGCTTCAAAAACAATATCGTTATCTTGGTTTTTTAAAGGCTTATTGTGATTGTTTTCGCCTAAAAGAATTTCATTTGGTATTTTGTCAAAAGCTAAACACTTAAGGTCTCCAAAATAATTTTTGCAATTTATACAAATGTTGTTTGTCATTTTATAAAGTATTAAATAATTTAATTAATAATTCAGGCACACCTTCTGGCCCATAAACCCTAAAATGTGCATACCATTCAGCTAGGTATTCCTTATAGTTTGTACGTCCGTATTCTGAAACACTTTTTATTTGTTTAAAACCAACGCCTCTTGTTTCACTTAATTGTTTAAAATGCCTGAAATGCCCTATTTCGTGGATAAATGTAACGCCTAGAGACTCAACTTGATCCTCAAAACCGCTTGAAATAGACCAAATTCGTGCCTTTTCGCCGTCTTTTATTTTAAATTTTATTCTATCAATCTCTCTTTTAAAAGAGTTTATTCTCGAAATTACTTGACTTTGTTTATAGCTTGTATTTCCTAAGTACTTAATTTTATATTCATTTATTAAATCTTCTAATTCTTTAATTTGATTTTCATAAGATTTAAAATTATGTTTTGTATGCTTTTTAAAATTAGATAAATTTAAAGAAATTCTATTTTGAGAAGGAGAATAAACCGCCATTGCATTTGTACGTGCATTTCTATAAGTAGTGATTGAATTTAAACTTAATTTTGAAAATTTATTTTCCTTTTCATATATCTTTAATATTTCATTGTATTGTGCTTTTTTTAATCCTTTTAAATTAACATTTTTAACACCTCCAATTTTTAACATTCTTTCCTCTGCCTCTTTTAAAGACTTAGCCGGAATAAAAATATTTTGACTTGAACTAACACCTGAAACAACAGTCGCTCCAACATCTGCAACAAAATCTCCTAAACCATAACCCGTCCTAGTTCCGCCACCTAAACCAAAGTTAATGTCAGAAATCTCTCCAGTCGCTTGTGCAGTTTCTTTAGGAAATGGCGCTATTGAACAACGGCAATTAATTACCTCACTAGCCGGGCCGCTTGGGTCTCCCGGGTACATCATTAAAGCACCTCCAACCATAAAAGGCTCATTTTGAGGAACTGGCTCACTTGCACCGGCTTCGGCGTGTGTTGACCTAGTTCTGTCATCAAAAGACGCAATCCACTCTTTCATCATATCGGCCGCCGGGAATATTGTGTTTGCAGATTTTAAAGTTGCAAAATTAGCAGCACTTGTTGCCTCTGTTCTAACTAATCGCTCCGCTTGAAACGCCGAATACCTATTGAATTGGCTTCTTAAAATCCTAGTCTTTTCTGCAATACCTAAATTCTGAAAATCAATATCAGTCATTAAATTTTGCGTAACTTTTTGAAGTGTTGCTTTTGCCGTTCCACTTACTAAAGTAACCCTTTCAGCACCTACGGCAGAGCCATAAGACGCAAAAGAATTTTGCCATTCACTAACATATTGATTTGGATTAACTCCCTTTTTTATGTATTTATCAAAATTTCTTGCATACCATTTGGCAAATTGTAAACCAATATCAGAATATAAATCACGATAAATTTTAAGTAATTCGTTTGTACTAAATAAAAGTTGAAAAGATGTTTGACCACTAGACAAAAAAGATTCTGCTCCTTTATAGTATTGGTTTTTATAGTATCGCCTTACTTTAGAGGATTGCCTTTTTTCGGCTTTGTCCAATTCCTTTTCAAAAGCCTTTTGCCATTTGTCTTTGTCTAACCTCAATTAGTCGTCTTTTAATTTGTTTACTTCTCTTATTGCCCAATCAACCCCAGCAGTTCCACCCCATAAGTTCCAAGCTACATAGCCGTTGTCCTTCCAAGGCTCTCCCTTATATTTAGGATCTATCTTTGCGTTTTCTCTGTGGCGATTAAATTGTGCCATTCTTTTAACAACATCTAAAGAAATATTATCTCTGTTTGCGAGTTGCGATGCTCTACGCCAACCGACTTCTGTTCCCGCAGTAACAACATCACGCCCATATTTTTCACGCCATTCAATCATCCTTTTTGCGTTGTTGGTTGCAGATTGAGGATAATTATTATAGGTTTCAGCCTTAATTATTTCGTTTTTTTTTTGACTTAAAAACTTGTTTACGTCTACATCTATTGGCTCAATGGGTAAATCAATATCGCTTGGATTTGTTGGAATTAAATTAGCCGGAATAAAATAATCGTCTAATTGAGTATTTTCCTCATCTTTTCCGTAGTTCATTGCAGAACGCTTTTCGTTTGGCGTAATCCACCAGGCCTTTGATAATTGGTCAACTACCTTTTCAGTTTCCTCTTGCATCTCAGGAATTACAGAAAAATCAAACTCAATACAAAGTTTGTCGCCATATTTAGGCGCTAACCATCTGTTTAATTCGTCTTTAATTTTTATAAGTTCCGGAATAACTGCGTTTTGATATAATGCTTTTTTAGCCTCTTTCATATTGTTGTAAGAGGATGAATCAGTATTGTTTAGTAATTGCACCGGTACATTGTAGATGTTACATAAATCTTTTATTGAGGCGTTGTATTGTGCTATCAAAGAAACATCAGAGGCATTTAATCCAAAATTAACCCAACTCATTTTGTTTGGAGTTATGATAATATCTCCGGCATTGTCCGAGCCTTGGTGCTGACGTCTGAATTTATCTTTTAACTGTTGCGCTTGTACCTCGTTAATATCGCCCATCTCAGAAGTTAGTAAACCTCTTGCAGTTTGGTTTTGTAAATATTTTACTCCCGTTTGTACCGCCTCATTGTTTGTTGTTAAAGAACGCAAACCCGCTCTTAATGGCGATTGTCCGTACATATGCGATCCAGTACCATCATAGTAAGGATTGAAGTCTTTAATGTGGCATATTTCAGACGCATCAATGTATTTTGTTCCGTTGTATTCTAATTTATATTTAGATACTGGCTCCATTATACCATTAGATATAATCTCCATCACTTGCGACGGCATAACATACAACTCTGTAAATTTGCCAACATTTGCTCCCGTATCAGGGCCAATTCCATAAATATATCTGTTCCCGGTTAATTTACCAAAAGCAATTAATTCAGTTAGCCAAGCGTTGTAAGATTGTGCCGGATTTGGTCGCTCTAATATTTTATGTAATTCAGTATCTTGTAATTCAACCAATGCGTTTTTTTGCAATAATGACGCCTTTTGAATAGACGCTGCATCCATCATTCCTGAAGTTAAAGCCTTATATCTTTTATAATCGTTTTCGTTTGTCTTTTCATAAACTTGAAACGGAATTGTTGTTGCCGCCTTTGTGATTAAATTAATCAAAGAATATATTGTTGCGTTTTTCTGATACCCTTGCGTAATATAAGAATCATCGTTCTCAGTATTCCAAAGAACAGAATTACCTAGCCAGTTATAAATGGCTCTGTTATATTGCTCGTTTGTGTTTTGATTTTTTTTTGAAAAATTGAATCGGTCAAGGAATGAGGCCATATTTTAAAGTAATATAAAATTTTCGTAAAAATACAAAATTTAAAATTGTTTTTAAACTACAAAAAAGTTGTTAATTAAATTCCTTTCAATAGCGTAGGAAGTTACGTCAATGTGTTCATCGT